AAATCTTTACCACCAAAGACTTGTAGAAAACCAAGCGATCAGAGACATGCTACAAGCAGAGGATATTGAACTCGAATTCGATATCCCGACAGATTTAGAACTGGCTCAACTTGCATTAACAATGATGAGCCAGGATGATCTGGATTCAGACGAAGATGAGGATCAACCCTTGTTTGGTTGACCTTTTTTCTTCGTTGATTTTTTATTAAAAACAGCAGTATTCGGATTAGCCTTTGGTTTACCCTTAGGCTTTTTCACCAAGGACCGCAGTTTGCGTAGATCGTAATAATCCGGATTAGCCATTGTTAATTTCCACGAATACTATCTTTTCTTATTTTTTTTTGCGATACTCTCTAAGACTTTTTGCTTCAGCTCTCTGTATTTCTTTTCTTCTTTTTGGAGTTATCTTTCCATTTTTCTTGGAAGACTCACGAATTTCTTTTAACGCGCTAGTAAGACGTTTGTTTTCAGCAAGTACTCTATTGAATTCTTTCTGATTAGCATCATTTTTAGCCTTTCGTGTTTGCCTTTCTTCTCTACGCTTTTTCAAATCGATTCTTCCGGGAGCACTTTTCTGTTGTGCTATGCTTTTTCCTTTAACGGATTTAGGTGCGGGCTTATTTGCTGATGGTTTACCCATAGCACGCTTAGCAGTAGAATTGCGGATAGGACGCTTAGCTTTTACTTGTAATCGAGACGCTCTGGCCATGGGATTAATAAATCAACTTCTATTCTAATTTCACTAACCTATCTAAATACCACTGGGCTTTTTTGAGGGATTCAACACCTCCCTTATGGTTTTCCCTCCACACATATTTCGCAATGTTTCCTTTTAAATAACCTCTATATTCTTCCTTTGTAAGCTGCGCTTCTATTGCTTCAATACATTCAATGCTGCCATCTGTATAGTGCGATGGATGGTTCACATTATCTGTCTTTGTCGCCCAAGGTACAGGGCAAACTCCCCCTGGGCAATCAATTGTTGATTCAATCGGTTCAAACAACTCTTTAGCAGAAAAAGTTTTTAACGATTCAGTCCCTGCTTTAACCTGCGTTGTTCCAGCTTGGCTAACTGAGTCTCCTCCGGTACGAACTGACCCATTTCTACCATTAGCTGCCTGGGTTGCGGTTCCGCTCCCTGCATCATTCCTTCTTCCGCACTCGGAATTAACCCCGTTAAACGACATCTTGGCTGTGCCCTTGGATCTATTGATAAGTTAACACGATCCGACATGTTTTGCTGGGTAACAGCTAATCCACGGTTGTATTGATCATACATAGGTACATCATTTGTCTCGTTATCCAAAGGCTGCCCTACATCATCCAGCGTGATCATACGCTGTTTTAATTCATCGTTTCCTTCTATAAACGAATCAAGAAAGTTCATATCTATAAGGAGTTTAACTACAATTATAATTGACCTATGGCTTATAATCCCAATTACGATAAACGTGTTGACTCCGGTTCATCCGGAGGTGAGCGTAATGATCTTAATCCTCAAAGATCTTATGACGTTGACATACGTCGCTTACCTGAAGATATGCGGGAGACTGCATATGCTGCGGACACTCGCAACGTTGGCAAGCAACGTCGAGTTGAAAAGTTTTTGAAAGCAAGTCGTAGTGCAGGAAAGTTTCGACAGAATAGACGTTACAATCAGCCATGGACTAATCCAGAAGGACAAACCCCTGCCTTTATCAAAGGAGATCGATTTGGCAAGGGAGGAAGCACAACTTATGCGGATAAACCACAACCTTCCACAAGTAAACTTTACTATTAAAAGTTATTAGTGAACTTTAAATAAGAAAATTTTTTATTAAACCTTAGAAAAAACTACTTCATATGGTTGTTTTTGATATTTTCCTTTGCGTTCCTGATAGCTAACTTCGCAAGGTTCACCCTGGTAAAACAGGAGCTGGCAGATGCCTTCATTAGCATAAATTTTATTAAATAGTGGAGTACAATTGCTAATCTCCAAAGTTAAATGACCTTCCCAGCCAGCTTCAGCTGGTGTGATATTTGCCATGATTCCTGCTCTTGCATAAGTACTTTTACCTACAGCCACCACGGTAACATCACGTGGTAAACATAAATATTCCACAGCCACGCCAAGACAGTAGCCGTAAGGAGGCAGAATAAAATACTTGCCGCGTTCATCTTCATGGAGTTCAGTCTCCTTTAGAATAGCGGGATCAAAATCTTTAGCGTCACACATGCCGTGCTGAACGCCACCAAACAGTAAACACTGATTCGGAGACAAGCGAATATCGTAGCCATACGACGATAATCCATAACTTAAAATCGGAACTTCATTGTCTTTGCTAACTAACTTTTCCACAAACGGGGAGATCATCCCTTCTTTTGCGTATTCCCGGATCTGCTTATCGCTAAGAACAGACATAATTCAAAATCGGTTTATACAATCTACACCAGAATCCTCCCTTTTTCAGAATAAATATCCAAGAAATTTTGAGTGCTTTCAGAAATGTCCTCCTTAGGCAGTAGATAGACCACCATTGAAGATCCAGTGCTACGATTTTCAATCCTGTCGTCGTTATAATAACGACGCACTAAAGTAGGACGCTGCTTTAAAAAACAAACAGGATGATCGAAAATATCCTGGCAATACATCGCCATATCCATGTAATTAGTAAAATAAACTGCTTGTTCTACCTCTCCTGATAGCCATTTACGTTTTAATGCACGCCACCATACAGCATGGCCTGAACATAAAGTAGGTGACATACCACGCGTGGCTTTCCAGCGCACATTCTTTTTATCCCAAAAATAAGATCTCTTTGGCGGAAACAAGTAAACATTTCCATACCATTGCTGATCATTTAATCCATCCTTGACTGGATCGTAGTATTCTGTTGCGCCGACGTATTCGTTAGCAAACTTAGAGCTAGCAGGGTCGAGATCAATTGAACCCATAAGCAAACGCGCAGAGTCAACCAAATCACGGTTGGTGATGTGCTCAAACTCTTCAGAACGTAAGTTACCCCTAACAACACCCATCAGTCAGAAGTTTTATTGTAGTCAATTACAAAATAACGCATGCCGTTTTCATCGTTAAGAAGATAGCCAGCAGCAGCCATCGGATCAATTTTGGCAGCAGACTCCACAATGGTTTGAAATGTAGATGCCATTTCTTTTTCTCCTTTACGCTCAGATTCTTCACGAGCAGCATGTAACTCTTCTAATGTCAACCAAAACATTGACCTTTCATCTTTTGGCTGCATAACAAGAACACCAGGCCCTTCTGCCTTCCAAAACTTAACAAAGTATTTTCCCATATCGCCAAGAATAATCTTGGTTGTAGCATCAGCGTATTTAGCACTATTCCCATCAATATCTTTGCCACACACTGTTCTTAACAGTTCTTCTCTACGGCTAACCATTTTCAATAAGTTTCTGTTTCTGTAATATAGCAAGCATTTTTTGCTGAGGCTCGTAAATTACAACCATCTTTCCCAAAACGCCCCTCTTCTTAATTAGTTTTCCATTATCGTCCCTTAGCTTTATAAACTCACCCGAACGAATCAAATACTCAGCAACGCAACGCAACCTACGTTTAAGAGGTAAGTCAGCATTTGGAAAACGATTGCAAATTGTATCAGGCTTCATATCAGCAAATGCTAACCTAAGTCGGTTAGCTAATGTCATGTTGCTATTCGGATCCTCTAACTCAAAATCCCTAATCACTTTAATATACCTTTGAAGGGCATAATCATCAAAGGATCCCTGGGGTGGTATAAATTGAGAAACTTGATCAGCAAGGTTTTTTGGTAATACCTCCTTGTAATTCTCAATACTGATACTTTGTATATCAATTTCATTAAATCTATTTTTCATCTGTAGTCTCTCCGGGAACATTGAAATAACTAGTCCTATCTCTTTCATAAAGTCTTTCACCTTGATCAAAGCTTCTCAAACCTGCTTCTTCACCTTTGGTGAATTTAGCAATCAAATTATTCCAACCAATGCGAATCAAGTTTTTCCTTGTTCCACTTGGGATGAGAATGTAATGAACGCCCTGAACCCAAGCAACACCTCTTTTATTTTTCTTGCTCTTACCATTTAAAATCCAGTTTCTTATAGTCTGTTCACTTACACCTAATCGTTTTGCGCATTCAGTTGTAGAGATATATTCATCCGAATAAAAATCAGGACTAATCTGGTCGGTCTCGCCATTAAAATACTTTGAATGCCAAAGGCAAGAAAGTATATGGCGTATCGATTTTAACTCACTACCAATTGCATCTAAAGATGCTGAAACATCTGACATTTTCTAAAATTAAATGCTACAGTTTCTGTAAACATACTGTGATTTCTATGGAAGATCAAGTAGCTTCTCAAGAGCAATTTGTTACTCCAAGCCAAAAGCCCCAGCAGGGAATGTATTATTCTGATCCAAATGGTCCGCGATACAATAATCCAGCGGAATTTGATGAAGCAGAAAGACAGCGATATGAAGCAGCACAAAGAGAACAACAAGAAGTTGCTGCCAAATTAGCTGCTCAACAATTTAATAAACCACAACCACAACCAGAACCAATCAGAGTGCCCGAAGTTTCTAATTTTGCAGCTCTTAAACAAAAAGCATTGCAAGATGCAATTGAACAAGTAACCCAAAAGAAACTTGAAAGCCCTCAAATCCCCATACAACAAACGCAAACAATTCCTAAACCTAATGTTGTTTACGTGCGTAGAAATTTAACTATTGCTGAACTAGTCCTTATATTTACAATCGCTGTATTCGGCGTCTTGGGAGTTCAAGCAGGTGTCGGATTTGTTAGTGACATCTTGCCACGAATTGAAATTCGTGATAAATAAGCAGTCCTATAATTAAGTCTAGGACTTAGCTTTAGCAGGGTGGCAAATAGAAGAATCACACAGTTTCCCTCTATTGAGGCAACTGATATTGTTGATGATGACCTGATTACACTTGTTCAGGTCTTTGAAATCGATCCTGCGCTTAGAAATAAAAAACTTGAATTCAGTGGTCTTCGTACGTACTTAGATCAGTTTTATTTAAATATTACAGATAGTGATCCCTTTATAGCAGGTAACGTTATTGTTTCAGGTTATGCAATTGTTAGCGGTAACCTGACATCAGAAAGCAATTTTTTTGTTAGTGGTGATGCCACATTTGCCAATGATGTTTCTATTGGACAAAATCTATCAGTTGATGGCAATATCGACGCGACTGGCAATATTAATGCTAATCAAATTAACGTTTTAAATGTAGTCACAGAATACCTTGAGGCAACCTCAGGAAATTTCACAATAGCAACCGGTACCACTGCTGACTTTGTCAGCGGTTTTTTTGACGTACTTTCAGGCAATACAATCACAGGAGAAACCTTAGGATTTGTAAATGGATCTGGTGTAAACCTGACCATTCAAGAAACTTTAATCTCAGAAACAGGCATATTTAACGACCTAACAATTAATGAGCTTGTTATATCTGGAATTACGATTGCCGACGATGTAAATGTAGATAATCTCAACGCAAGTGGTACGATATCTGGAGCAACAATTACTGGAGATTTAATCCAAGGTACTTCTGGTGAATTTGAAATATTAAACGTAACCAATCAAGCAACAATTCAAAATCTAGAATTTAATTTTGCTTCTGGTGTATCAGGTGTAATTGATCAATTAACAGTAACAGACTTAACACTCAAAGAGACACTTAATACAACAGGCACAATATCTGGAGCAACAATTACTGGAGATTTAATCCAGGGTACTTCTGGTGAATTTCAAGTATTAAATGTAACGGATCAAGCTACTGTTGAGAATTTAAATGTAACTTTTATTTCTGGTGAATCCGGAGTATTCCAAGAGTTTTCAGGGGAAACTATTACAGGAAATACCATTAACGCTACCCTTATTAACGTCCACACTTTAGCTGCAGTTGAACTTCAATTTTCTGGTGACCAAGAAATTAGTGGTGATTTAACACTTTTAGAAAATTTCTATGTATTAAGTGGAGGTTATTTTGGTGGTCCATTAATTGTTACCGGTCTTATCTCAGGTGAAACAATTACAGGACAAAGCGGTACTTTCGATACTATCGTCAGCGCTCCAACTATTACGGGACAAAGCGGAACTTTTAGCAGTATCGTCAGTGCTCCAAATATTACAGGACAAAGCGGTACTTTCGACACTATCGTCAGTGCTCCAAATATTTCAGGTGGCCTCGGAACTTTTACAGGTGTAATTATTGATGGTGACATTACTGTTTCTGGTTCTATTATCAACCCAAGCATTAGCGGCGACGTTATTATTGACGGTAGTCTTCAAGTTAGCGGTGATACATCCATTAGTGGCAACCTGTCTATTACTTCTGGTAATATCAATGGCGACGGAAGCACAGACTTAACGAACATAGATCAAATTAGTTTTAATAGCGGTTTGATTATAAGTGGTGCTCAGCTACTATCAGGACAATTCAGCTTCCCATGGGGTAGCGAAACTGTGCCATCAATCACCTTCACAGGTGATGAAAATACTGGCTTCTATAACGAAGGAGATAAAGTTAGTACATCTTTGAATGCAAGCAAAGCATGGACAATTGAATCAGGAACAGGCTCCAGTGCAGGCCGCTACGTTTTAACAATATGGAATGCTTAAAGTAGAATACTTTTATATGTTACAAATAAGCTAGAATCACCATGACACAGTACGGAGAAATTAGAGTTGATTATATTACTTTCACTACCGGAACTGCCCCCAACCAAGGTAATGTTACGATTCCAGTATCTGGTTTAATTAATAATCCAACTCCTACAGGTGACGTAATAATTGGTGGTGATTTAACAGTTAGCGGTGATATAACGGCGCGAAATATTACAGCAACTGGAGATCTATCAGTAAGTGGTGAAACACTTACCAGTGGTTTAATTGTCCAAAACGACGCGACGATCAGCGGTGATTTAGATGTATTAGGAGAAGTAACTGCTGGTTCTGTCAATGCTACGGGTACCCTTACTGTGTCTGGAGCTACTAATGTCAGCGGTTTGCTCACCACTAGTGGGCTTAGTGTGACCGGGACTGCTGACGTAAACGCCTTAAATGTTACAGGACTTGCAGCAGTAGGAACCTTAACAGCAACGGGATCAGCCACTATTAACGGCCCGACAACTTTAAATTCAGGCTTGACAGTCAATGGAGATACTTCAACATTCAATGAAACAGTAACGATCGCAAGTGGCCTTACTGTCACTAACGGTGGTATTGTCGTTAGTAATGCAGGTGGTTTGAACGTTGACGGGAATGTAATCTTTCAGGATAATTTAACAGTAAGCGGAACCACTTCTTTAAACGATGCAATTGTTACCGGAGTCACTACTTTAAATGAACTGACGGTCACAGGTCCGATTACTCTTTCGACCGGTAGGTTTGCCCCTGGTACTGAAACTGAGCCATCTATTTCTTTTGCGGGTGATACAGATACTGGTTTTTATAATCCAGCTTCGAATGAAGTCCGTATTACAACCAGTGGTGTCGATCGTTTAACTGTTGATGATACAGGAAAGGTCGGCATCGGGACGACGAATCCTGGTACGAAGCTAGAGGTTTTAGGGACTTCAACTGATGCAGTAATCTATATTAATAGCACTTCTATCGGCGCAAATGATTTTAATGGAGGCGGTGCTGGTCTGTTATTGACAGCTGGTGGTATGAACAGCACTAGCAAGTTCACACCTGCTATTCGGTTTGGTTCATCAGATCCTGACTTCACTACTCAAAACCCGAAGACGCTCGCGGCTATTAACGGTATAGCCACTCAGACATACAGTAGCGATACCAATGGCGCGATGGCTCTCGCGTTCTATACAACGTCGGGTGGTGATGCGGTCAACAACGTCCAAGAGAGGATGAGGATCAGCCAAGGCGGCAACGTCGGCATCGGTACGACTTCTCCAGATTCTTTGCTTGAGGTGAACGGTACTTCGGCAGCAGACAACTTCAAAGAAACTGTTTTCACAATTACCTGGACTTCAGGTTTTGCTCTGACTCCGAGTAATGGAGAAACGCAATTCGTTGTTCTTGGAGGCAACTCAACGCCTACTCAAAGTAACTGGGGTAACGGTGAGTCACTTACATTACACATTGATGATGGATCTAACAGGACTATTAATTGGACAACTTTAGGTGTAGTTTGGACAGGAGGAAGCCCACCTGACTTAGCTACTACAGGAGATACTGTTATTCAGTTTTGGAAAGCACAAAACACTATTTACGGCGCATTGGTTGGAGAAGTAGCATGAGGCAATCAAAAGGTTTATTAGCAACAGGTCAGGCAGGTTCTTCTATTGAAGCTGCGTTCAATGTTCAAATGATCGGAGGAGGAGGAGGTGGTGGTAGCGGCACTGGTGATCCGAGCAATAGTTTCAATGGTGCAGGAGGAGGCGGCGCAGGCGGTATGCTATTAGAATTTTCTATCATAATCACAGAAACTAATACTATAAATATTACAGTAGGAACAGGAGGAGCTCGAGACACAAACGGAAATCCAACAATATTATCTTACGTTGATTCGTTTCCGATAACATATAACGCTGCGGGAGGAGGTAGAGGAGGTAAGTGGAATAATAACGCAAGCTTCAGACAAGAGCCAGGAACTGGAGGCGGAGGATATAGACAAGGCAATGGAGGCGCGGGCACCTCAAGTGGTTCAACAGCTAAAATAACTGAAGGAGGTGATGGAGGTAACAGATCTGGAGGAGGTGGCGGCGGCTCATTCTTGCTTTATACAGGATCTAATGGAGATCAGACTCAATATGTAGGTGGAGATGGCGCTAAGGGTTCTAACAGTTCAGACATTTTTCCAACAGCTCCTGTGTTAATTGGTGCAGGCGGCGGCGGAGGTAATGGATTTACTGGTGCTAATAAACGTGGAAAATCAGGAGTCAATAATGGCACCAGCGGATATGGAGCATGGGACAACCAAGATGCCCAAGCTGGGTTAGATTTTTGGGGAGGAGGAGGTGGCGGAGGAGCAGGAATAAACGGTAGAACACTTGGTGCAAAAGGAGGAAACGGTTCAGTTACGCTAGGTCTTATTGATACTACTTTTACAGACTTTACAGTAACAGGAAATCCAACAATTACAATAGAGAATACACGATTTGGAGCCTTTAAATTCATCAAGTACAGTCAAAACGGAACAATCACATTTTTTTAACTCAGTAAGTTTTACTGTAGACATTGTAGAATTAAATCATTATTGTTGAATTAATAACATGTACGTATTAGCACCTGATAACGTTGTCCAAAGCTGGCCTTATCCTATTAAAAGATTAAAGGAAGACAATCCAGGAGTAAGTTTTCCAAAAGTTATATATGATCAAAGTGCCGAGGCTTATGAAGTTCTCGCTAGCTATAATGTTTTTCCTGTAAGGCCTTCACCAGTTCCGGCGTATAACCAGCAAACAGAAAAAATAAAAGAAACTAATCCCACGTTAAATGGAGATGTTTGGGTAGAAACATGGGCAACTATTCCTTTAACTCCTGAAGAAGAACAACAAAAAACCGCAGAAATTGAATACGAAGTTCGAAAAGAACGTGATAAACTTTTAAAAGATTCTGATTGGACACAGCTTCCTGATACACCTGTTGATCCTGATGCTTGGACAACTTACAGACAAGAACTACGCGATTTACCGCAACAACCAGGTTTCCCCTGGAACGTGATTTGGCCTATTCCACCCTTAACTTGATATTAAATAGAGATGACTATTAACCTAAACAACGCAGCTAAGTACTACAAAGAAATGCCTCATCAAATTGCGGCATTTAATTTTCTTGAATCTAAGATTCCAGAAGATGTACTTG